ATAAATTGTCATGATTTTAGTAGATATGAGTCAGATAATGATGGCCAGTATCATGATGCAGATGCATATGTCCAAGAAGAATGAACCAGAAGAAGAGATGGTTCGCCACATGATACTCAATTCTTTACGTATGTATAGGACACGTTTTTTATCTGAATATGGAGAATTGGTTCTTTGTTATGATTCGAGACACTATTGGAGAAGAGATTATTTCCCCGAATATAAGTACAGTCGGAGAAAGGGAAGGGAGTCTGATACTAAGGATTGGGACACAATTTTTGGGTGTCTAAATACCATTAAGGACGAGATTAAGGAACATTTACCATATAAGTCAGTCGAGGTATATGGTGCAGAGGCAGATGATATTATTGCGACTTTATGTTCCGAATATGCAGAAGAAATTATGATACTATCTGGTGATAAGGATTTTATACAATTACAAAGGTTTCCTAATGTGAAACAATACAGTCCTATTACCAAGAAAATGGTTAATGGTGAAAATGCAGATGTTTATGTTAAAGAACACGTATTCAGAGGAGATACCAGCGATGGTATTCCTAATGTGTTATCACCAGATAATACCTTTGTTGATGGTTTACGTCAAAGGCCATTAAGTAAGAAAAAAATTGCCGCATGGATAGATCATGATTTTGACGATGTTGCACCGAATGATGAGGTTAAAAGAAATTATCAAAGGAACTTGAAATTGATTGACCTCACATACACCCCTGATGAGTTGTCTGAAGAAATATTAGATACATATCGTTCTACATCAGCAGGGGATAGAAGTAAACTTTTAAATTATTTTATACAAAAGAGGCTGAGTAACCTCACTGAATCGATAGGAGAATTCTAAATGCCTGACAATTATACCCCACTTTTTTCTGAGATATTAGACAAACTTGGAAAAATCAAATCAAAAAAGGATAAGGTGAGCCACCTTAAAGAATACAATAGTGATTCTTTGAGAATGGTTATTAAAGCATCATTTGATCCTAAAATCAAGTGGTCGCTTCCCGAAGGAGAGGTTCCTTTTAGAGCTAATGACGCACCAGAGGGTACAGAACATAGTGTGCTTTCATATGAGGCTCGAAAGTTGTGGCATTATATCGAAGGGGGTGATCCCACATTATCTCAGAATAAACGTGAAACAATGTTTGTTCAGTTATTGGAATCTCTACATCCAGACGAAGCAGATATCCTAGTTGCAGCCAAAGATAAGGTATTGCACCAGAAGTATAAGGGATTATCTAAGAACGTGGTTATGGAAGCGTTTGATTGGGATGACAATTACATGGTCATTGAACATGATAAATATCCTCAATCGCCTGGAGCTGCAAATGGTTAAGTGGATTTGTCCTGATTGCGGTCACGTTCATGAAGGTGATGAACCACCTACAGAAGATTGTCCTATCTGTGGTGCGCCTGCTGAGGACTATGAGAAAGAGTGACATTTTTGCAACACTTTTCGTAAAATTCAAATAAAATGACATTATTATGTCGATTCTTATTGACAATCTTTGTTTAGATGTGTTATATTAATAATATAATGAGACACAACGGAAAAAGGAAAGTTATGGAAATAGGAACAAAAATCATTGGAAATTTCGGTGCGATGATACCGCTGTCTTTTGGTGAGATTGTCAAGGTTGACAAGAAGACCAAATTGATGGGTGCTTATGGTATTGATGTGAAATGGGATAACGGTTCTATCAGTAAAATGATGACTTCTGAAGTGTGTACTTTAGAGTTGTTGCCTGAGAGAGGACTTTCCCCTATTGGTTATTACACTGAAGAAGCTTACTATGCTTCTTGATATATCAGGTTCTTGCAAATCGACTAGGAAACTGGTCGAGTCTGCATCTTGGTATTATGCAGAGAAATTAATGAGTAAGAGACTCGTTAATACTCTTTACATCAAAATCAATCTAACTAAAAATCTGTACAAAAAAGAAGGTGCAGAGGGATTTTGTATATGGGATGAATGGGAATCCAAATCAACTCCTAGATCATATACGATTGATTTGGATAGCAGTGTTTCTTTAAGAAACCTTTTAATTAATCTTGCCCACGAATTTGTTCACATTAAACAGTGGGCGAAGAATGAAATGTATGAGTATAGTGATCCTAACAAAGTTAGGTTCATGAAGAAAGTCTATGACATGGAAGACATGGACTATTATGACTATCCTTGGGAAATTGAGGCATTCGGCCGTCAGTTGGGATTGTTCATAAGAATGTGTGAAGTAGATGGTCTTTCTGACCGTCCAGATATGATGGAGACTGCATAATGAGTAAAATGAAAACTTGGTTGATGGAGATGGAAGAGTTGGTTGACGAGGCAGTTAATGCTGGTCGAGAAACTTGGAGAGAAGTTGCTCTTTACGTTTGTAATGAGGTCAACTATCCATGTTCACGTATAGACTTAGAATATTGTAAAACATATTACAATAGGACAACAGGGGAGTTTTAAATGACTTTTGCAGAAGCGTTAATCGCAGGCGTTCTAATGATACTGCCTGTCAAAGCAGATGTACCAGATAATGAACCATCTGCTGAGTGTCTCGCAATGAATATGTACCATGAGGCCAGAGGTCAAGGTGTCGCTGGTGTACTTGCGGTGAGTTTTGTCGTATTCAATAGAGTTAGGGATAAGAGATTTCCCAGTACCGTATGTCAGGTCATAGAACAGGGCCCGACTAGGGAGAGTTGGAAAACCAGAAAGATTAAGAATCTACCCCCAGAAAAACGGAAATATTATCCAATTAGAAATCGGTGCCAGTTCTCATGGTATTGCGATGGCAAAAGTGATATACCAAAAGATTTGGAAACATACTCTCGATTTTTAGAAATTGCAAAAGGTATGATTCACAATGAATACAGTCTTATAGATATAACCGATGGTGCAACATTTTATCATGCAGATTATGTAACACCAGCATGGGCAAAGACTAAAAAACGTACCATAGAAATTGGAGATCATATTTTCTATAGGTGGGAAGTTGGGAAGAAATTTTGAGTCATTTTAGATTTATCGAAAAGGATATAGATGTCAGTAACATAGTATCAGAGATAGACCCTAATGATTGGGGTGTCGCTGGTACAATAAAGGGTGCTGGAGGTGACTTAGCTCCGTATGGGTTTCTTCCTTTAACTATGGCAGTCATCGACAACGAAGGGGATGATCCTAAGAATACAGAGAAACAGCAGAACACTCCTATGTTCCACAGATACAAAGAGATAAGACGGTGGTTAAAATCTTATAAACTTCATCGACACTCTAGAGCTGCGTTCTTTCGATTAAAACCAGGCGATACAGTAGGTTCTCATATAGATAATGGAACCTATTATCTTACTAGAGATCGTTATCATTTATCTTTACAGGGAAGATATGAGTATTGGGTTGAGGACGAAATGCATATTATAGAGCCAGGAACTTTTTTCTGGTTTGATAACAAGAGATACCATGCCGCAAAAAATATCAGTGATGTGGATAGACTGACCTTTGTTTTTGATGTACCTAAATCAAAGAAAAATCCATAAGGACTTGACTTTTTATAGTGATAAGGATATTATATAAACTATGAACATATTTTATTTGGATAAAGACCCTGTTATTGCATCTCAGATGATGTGCGATAAACACGTTGTTAAGATGATCCTAGAGTCTGCACAAATGTTATCTACTGCTCATCGTGTTCTAGATGGTAATGAATATGCAGATAAAGAGGGACTCTATAAGATGGCTCATAAGAATCACCCCAGTACAATATGGGTACGTTCAAGTGTGCATAATTATATGTGGCTGTATATACACATGGTTTCTCTTATGAACGAATACACACATCGCTATGGTAAACATCATGCTACAGAAAGATTGTTGACTCCTTTAAGTAAAAGTCCTTCTTCTATTCCTGTTGTAGAGTTTACAGACCCCCCACAGTGTATGCCCGAAGAATGTAAGGATGAGGACACTGTACTTGCATATCAGAAATACTATATAGTAGAGAAGTCTGGTTTTGCAACTT